GGAAGAAAGTGATCTCGCTTCTGTATCAGCCATTGATATCCTAGATCCTCTTGCTGGTGGATTGGATGATTTTGAGGATCTAGAAAAGCCTGCCGATCAACCCATGGCTCTCGGCGATTTTGAGACACTGGCGTAGTTCCTTTAAATCTTTTTTCGGACTGGTTCGCAGAGATTCTTCCCGGATGGACGTACAATTTTGGATGGCAATTGCACTCGGTGGTGTATTCATTGCGATTCTAGGAAGTATTGCTGAATATATGCGCGAAAAGGCGCTACCGAAGCCGAAAGGAGTCGTTCGCGATTTCTTGATTGGCTCTATTCTTACATCACTCTTATTCCAACTGATTCCTGACTCTATGACCGACATTGTTAATGGAATGCCTAAATTTTCATTACCTGGTGTACAGTCGATGGAACCCGAACTACAGGTTGGTGTTCCTAAATTCTAAATAATGAGTAAGATGCTTAAGCAAACAAGAAAAAATAAAAAACTACCAAATGCTGAACTACAAGTTCTCTGGACTGGAGCTCCTCTTGGTCCACTTGAGAAACTCTCATTAGCATCCTTCATAGCGTATGGACATCCTGTTATTTTATATACATATGACACCATCAGTCAAGTAAAAGAACAAATTCCGCAATCAATACGCTATGGTATCAAGGTTGTTGATGCGAATACAATCTTAGAAAAAAGCAAGGTATTTACATTTAAAGGGCGCAATAAAGCGTATCAGTATCTTCCTTTTAGCGATTGGTTTCGTTTTACAATGCTCCATAAAAAGGGTGGGCGATGGATTGACCTCGATATGACTCTTATTAAGCCGCTTCCGAAAAAACTTATCGCCATGAAATATGCGTTTAGCAGCGAAAGAACTATTCAGAAGGGTGCCTATAAGCAGAAAACACCGGAAATTCCTCATATCGGCTACGTACAAGTCCCTGGTCCAAATTCAGAACTGACTACATGGATCATGGATCATATACCTGATACAACGACCTTAAAAACTCCGTTTGATTTTATGAATCTCTTTCGGAAAGGATTAGAAGAACTAGATTTGAAGAAATATGCTCTTCCAGCGAAGACATTCTTACCGTTGAACTGGTGGGACGTAAAGGAAGCCTTTGAAGAGGAGCAAAAATGTTTTCCAGCCAAATATGGACAGAAGGCATTTTGTAAATCGGATCTGATTCCGAGTGATGTATATGCAATTCACTGGTTCCGCGCGATTCTGAGAAAGAGGAAACTCCCGTTTGAAACGGATGACTATGAACCAACATCACTCTGGGGTACAATACTCAAGGAAATTGAGAAGAGAACAAATATGACAAACAGCGATGTATTTTAGCAAAACAAATTATAGACTTTTGTCTTCTTGGAAACTTTTTCCTTGGAGACACGAAATTTGTCAAAAATCGGGCGCGTAATCTGTTCAGATGGAACAGCATCGTGAACTTTCGCCGCAATAACTTTGTAAAGTTCAAAATCGGGGTACCGTTCTGTCCCATTTGGCTCCATCATTACATTGCGTCCATCTTCATCGATCATCCATGTCCATAATAAGTTATAGAGATCTGATTCGGTCTCTTTGATTTTGAGACCGGGTTCAGAGCTCAAAATATGCGCATGTTTTTTAATGAGCGGTTCAACGGGAAAGAGACCCTCAAAGAGACTTACAGCCAATCTACACAAGTCGAACGACGGATTAGGATGAATTACGGGCTCATTATTGTCTGTAATTAGAGGACCAAAATTATATTGATCTCCAGCATCATTGCCTACACAGAAGTCATCACTACAAAATAATTTCTTGTTTATCCAGAAAATCGCACGACCGAAATCAATAATGCGGAAGATTTTACCATAGGTTGGTATCTTCCAGACATGTCCATCTCTTGAGCTATAATGAATAAATTTTTCGTCCGTTTCTATCCATACAATATTGTTTGTGTGAAGATCATTATGCGAAAATCCGAACATACTCTGAGCAACGCAGAGAGCTGAAATGATTTGAAAGATCCAGGCAAGCCAGATCTCGTCCCATTTCTCATCACCAGGCTTTGCACCGATTTCTTCAAAGTTTTCTAAGAGTTGATCCATTGTTCCTTTACTTGATTCTGTAAAGAGAAGCATAACGGGAAAATTCTTTATTTTTGCGAGAACATTGAGCGAATCATTATCATCGTCATCATCGTCATCTGCATCTTCATCTTCATCTGCTGCTTCGCTTGCATCGTCTGCTGCATCGTCATCGTCACTTGATTCTTTACATGAAACGCTAGCCATTGACGTAGTGTCTAATGATTCTAGTTCAATTGTCTCTTGTTTATTACCTCCATCTAAATTTTCAAGTTCTTCCTCAGACTGTGTATCTGAGCTTGTCTCTGAGTGAATTTCAGACGGAGGATCAAAAATAGCATCAAGAACCTCCCGATTCAGATTTTCCTCATTATCTACACTCAGCTGAAAAATCCCTGATTCTTGATGATCCCAGAACCATCTGCAATGACGATACGTTGAAAAGACATCCGAGATATTATACGAATATGTCTCAGACATGCCTCTGAATGCTCCGTAAAAATAATGAAAATGAGGACTTACGTTTCCCTCTCTCAACTTTGAAAGACAGTAAGATGCTACGGCTTCCACGTAAGCTTGATTCATGTGAGTCTCCAACTTCTTCTTAACTTTGTCATTCGCGTTTTCTTGAAAAAAAGATACACCGCTGGCATCTTCAACGCCATATTTACCTCGCAACCAAGAAATCGGATCCAATAAATGTGTAACTTTCATAAACCCAGAAATATCTCTGAGTTCAACGCCCGAGTCTTTTACATTTTTCTCTACGGTTAAGTTCATGGCTCCGCTTTTTGAAATTCCAGGTGCTCCAACAATCCGAAAACTGTGGTCCATATGTATATTATGTTTATCTCCAGAAATGTCATACAAATGAAGTAGCCCGGGATGAAGGCGATGAAGTTCTGAAAATGAACTAAGAGTGAGAGGTCTTTCTTTTAAGAAAAACTTGGGATGAGGAATTTGGATTCCACCTGTAAGCATTCCTCTGTTCTTGATTGTCATGTGAAAAGCAAATCTCGTGTATGCCGCACTTTTTTTCTATGTGTCTAGTTTATCAAAGCTTATGGCAGCCTCCGCATCAATGAATGTTTCATTGCGAAAGTTCGACATGAAGAAGATCCCCCAGGACGCCGTCGCCGTTTTTATTGGACGTCGTCGTACCGGAAAGTCAACTCTTGTGCGCGACTTGCTTTTTAACCATCAGAATATGCCCCTCGGAACAGTAATTAGTGGCACAGAAGAGTCAAATTCTTTCTACGGTAAAATGATTCCGCCACTTTTTATTCACGGTGAGTATAGTGCAATTATTTTATCAAATTTCGTGAAAAGACAAAAGATGATGATGGCACGTATTATGAAAGAACAGGCGGCAGGGCAAATGGTGTCACGAGTCGACCCGAGATCCTTTATGATCCTCGATGACTGTATGTACGACGACAGTTGGACACACGACAAGAATATTCGCTACCTTTTCATGAACGGTCGTTGGCTCAAGGTGTTTTTCTTGATTACTATGCAGTATCCGCTAGGCATTCAGCCGGCTCTTCGTACTAACGTCGACTATGTCTTTATCTTGAGAGAACCGTATTTTACAAATAGAAAGCGCATTTTTGACAACTATGGCTCGGCGTTCCCGTCGTTTGAGTTCTTCTGTCAGATCATGGACCAATGTACACAGAACTATGAATGTCTTGTCATAGATAACACAAGTCAGAGTAATAAAATGGAAGATTGTATTTTTTGGTACAAGGCAGAACAGCATTCCGACTTTCGCATTGGTGCGCCCGAATTCTGGGCGCACTCGGCTGCGCATTTTAAGGAGAAGGATGAGGAGGGCATCAATGAGTACGATCCTAATGCCGCACGGAAGCTCAAGGGACCTGCAATAAGCGTGAAGAAATTTCCCGGACAGAATTAGAATAAACAGACATGAGAAAAGTCATTATACAAAGTTTAATTATACTCTTCATCGCATGTGTTCTTCTGGGTTGCGACAGATTTTACAGGATTAATGAAGGGTTTCTGGGAGAACGGTGCGGTGTTGATCTGTCCTCATGTAAAAATCAACCAAAGGAGAAGTGTTTTAATGGATATTGCGAAGAAAACAGGACATCACTTCTCCCGAGAGATACAGGGCTGCCCGTTTTTCCTTGAGTCTTGGTAGAATGGCGCGTTCATACGGATTGGTTGGACTAGTTGTTGTCCTTTTGGCTGTATTAGTTGTAGTTCCCCTCTTAAAAAATCTCTTTCCGGCTGCGTTTCCTTACGAGGGATTCCGCGATTTGGATTGCGCGGGTGTAACGTGTGCCGAGGGACAGTTTTGCCAGGAAAATAAGTGTATTCCTATTTTTGTACAGTAGTTTCCATTGTAAATAATGATCTTATATTAAAAAATACTTTAATATAAGATGATACAAAGTATAGTAAAAGCTACAAATAATGTTGATTTCAAAATAACAAAATGGATATACGAAAATATAGGTCTTAATAAAAATCCGCTTATTTCAAAAGCCCCGTATTTTTTGGGTCTATTACCCTATGAATTATATGTGATTCCCGGTATGTTTTTAGCTATATTTACAATGTTTTATGATAAATCATTCAATCCTGTTCAGTTTCATCTTTTACCCCATTGGTTTGCTTTCAGTGTTGCGACGTATATGAAACATAATATAGACCGCATTCGCCCAGGATGTTTGAAAGGAAAGGGCTTAGATAAATTAATTGACCCTAAACATTGCCTTGGTGGTACCATGCATCAGAGTTTCCCTTCAGGGCATACTATTATTGCCGTCGCATTGGCGACAACTCTCCATATGTATCTATCAGACAGTACAAAGAGTAATGAGGATAAAACGTTTTTAGGAATACCCTTTTACGATCCGACAATAAAATTGGCTGTTGTGTCTTTTGGTTTTTTTGTTGCCGCAATGACAGCATTACATCGCGTGTCATTTGGCTATCATCATTTTAGTGACGTATGTCTAGGCGCCTTATTAGGATATGCAATTGGTTATTCAATATATAGCTTAACAAATATATGTAAAGCGGTTGACGTAAAAGAAGATGAAGATGGAACAAAGGAATGGCATATAATTCAAGTGGCGGGCATGGCACTGTCGTCAGTCGCCCTATTACATTTTTTTATGTATAAATTCAGTGACTTGTCTGAGATTCAACATTAATATGATTTTCAAAACATGTACTACATGATTAAAAAATTCTTCAGTATCGGAATCGAACCAATTACCTGGGGAGACTTATTGCTTAGACATTGTCTACAATCCCCCGCTCTACCAAATGAGCTAACTGAAGTGTTGGTATCTACAAATACCAAAGTAACAGTTTACATACTTATAGTCTATTTACTCTTCCTTCTTCTGAGTCTTTCTCTCGATTGCGAGATCCGCGGGACCAGATGATGAGAACATGCCGGCAAATGCGGACGTTCCTGATCCAAGAGAAGGCAGTTCATCGCTCTTCGGTGCGCCAGTTACAACGTTCATCGTAGCACCTACGCTCTCAGGGACACCATCCTCGGAGAAAACAGTCTTCTTCTGAGCACGCCCAGATTCGCGCTGCTCTCTGTGGAACACTTCGCGCGCCTCCTCATTCTCCTTGTACTTCTTCATGAGCGTGTTGAGCTGATCCTCAGCATATTCCTGCTCGGCAACCTCGTGCGGCTCGGGATGCCACGGCAGCCACTTGCCCATCTCGCCTACAAAGATATTGTGGAGAGGATCAGTGCGCTGGAGTTTCTTCGCCCGAACCTCGGCTTCACGCTTGTCGCTGTAGACACCGCGAATTTTTAGACCACGCACAGTTGTCTGGAAATTGTTCTGTGCATAGTAATCGTCCTCGAGCTTGGTCTTGTTCTTGAAAAGGAAGTCATCGAACTCGTCATTCAACTTTGACTGAACAAGCTCCTTCTGGTTTGTCTTTACGAACTCCTGAAGATCGGTCAATACAGTGTCGACGCGCATCTGTGCACCACGACACAGGGTCGCAGCGCCACTGAGGTCCTTTGATTCGAACTCCGCCGCCTGCTTATCGAGCTTGTCATTAAAATCCTTGACCTTTCCGACAAGGAACTTCTCAAGATTTTGGGTGCGAACTTGAAATTCATACTGCTTCAAAAAAACAGTAAAGAAATGTGTATCCTTCCGGCTTAATACCTTCTCGGGGCTGAGGAAACTCAGAAGAGCCCAGCGCTGGCTGGGAATCTCAGCATCCTCGGTTAAGAAATCTTCACGTTCAGCTGCCATTCTTCTTTACAAATGTAAATCCTTTATCTTTAGATTCCGCATTAAAATTTCTTTTTCCTAAATATAGAACAAACATGGACGTTGCTGAAGTTATCAATCGTGCGATCAAATACCTGATTGAGGGTCTCGTTGTAGCTGGCGCCGCGCTTTTTATCCCCCGGAAGACCCTGCCGGTCGACGAGATCGCCACGTTGGCGCTCGTCGCGGCGGCTGTCTTCGCTGTACTTGACCTGGTCTCCCCGTCTATTGGTGTGACGGCTCGCCAGGGTGCCGGCTTCGGTATCGGTGCGAATTTGGTAGGATTCCCCCGAGGCTTGTAAATAGATAGTATCAAACGCATTTTGATTGTAACTTGTAGATACAATCAACATGCTCACATTTACCTATATTGTAGTCGCTATTGCCGTTATTATTGGTGTTTCACTTCTCGTGAAGGAAGGCTTTATGAGCCCCGGAACAATGGATCAGCTCTCATCAACACATGTAGATACAGAGGAAGATTATCTTTATTACAGATTCATGTATCCGAAGATTGTTAGAAAAGAGATCGCAAATATGACAGGAGGTGACCCTGGACCGTTGTTTCCTATGCGCTTTTAATTGTCTTGTATAAGTAAATGGCGACGCCAGATAATTTAAGAAAAATTCATCTTGCGGCAGCAAGGGCATCCGACGAGGTTGGGCAGTATCTATTCGGATTTCTTAATACAGAGGTTGCGAGGGCACTTCGTTCTACAATCATACATTTTGATAAAATACCTACGACTGAGGCTGAACGCGATGCCCTGCTTACGGAAGCACTTCGTGCTGGGGCTAGCGCCGTTGAAAAGGTAGTGGCAGATGTAGCTCAGCGCCTTCAACCACAACAAGTAGGTCCATTTCGCGATAAAGCTTTTCTTGATACTGAAGCTGCTGTTAGAAAAATTATCATGAAAGTGTTTCCTTTAGTTGCAGTTCAGCCAGTGGCACCTCAGCCTCTAGGTCTCCCCCCGCGACTCACGCAGCCCGAAATTGAAGCAATTGTGGATATCCCCAAAGCACAGTTGCGCAGGGTTGGCAGTGGCGGTTTTGGACAAACGTACAAAGTTGTCTATGGAGGAAAAACGTACCTTCGTAAAGATATTGAGTTTCATGGCGACACGTTTACAAAATGGTCATTTGGCACGGAAGTGAAATATCTTGAACTTGTCTGTTCGCATCCACTTTATTCATTACTTCCCCTTACACCGTACTATTTTGGCTCAATGATTCGTGGCGATACAGGGTATATCATAGAAGAACTGTTTTCAGGCGCAAATCTTGATGATGTTCTAAAGGACAGATATCTTACAAGCGATGAGGCGATTTTTATTATTGTGACTCTTGATTTCTATGTTTATCGGTTTTTTCACCAAAATTTGGGAATTCTTCACTTGGATTTAAAACCGCAAAACATTTTTGTTCGCATGCACGAAAATAAGATCGTATCCGTTCATTTACTGGATCTTGGTTTAACACGCGCGATTGGTGAAGAAGGACATATATCAGGCACACGTGGCTTTATGCATCCTACACAAGAGATCGCAAGAAAGAGTGGTTTACGTAAAATAAAACACGTTCCAGAATTTAATATATATGCGCTTGATCGTATACTTACTTTTATACATGGTGCGCAAGCGCCACCTGATTCTATACAGGAAATCAATACGAGACCGTTAGTTCCGAGACCGTGGGAAGCAGATATACCAATGTCAATTACGAATGTACTCTGTTCAATCGGTCTAATGGGCGCTGTCCCGAGTGAAACGATATCAGTATTATTGAGTATTCCTGGCGCGGATATAAATAAACTTTCAGGGGATGGAAATACGCCGCTTATTGTGGCACTAGCAAACAAAAATAAAATAATAGCAGTTTCTTACATTCGCCTGGGCGCTGATGTCAATTTAAGAAATACGAGAGGCGCGGCTCCCTTACATTGGGCTGCGTCGCAAGGGTTAGTGGGTGCATTGAAACTACTGCTTGATAACGGCGCCGATAAAGATGCGCTCACTCTCGCAACAGATCCCTGGGAGCCAGTTGCGACGCCACTTCATTGGGCATGTAAGGCAGGACAACTTGACACTGCCATGGCTCTTCTTACTGCGGGTGCAAACCTTGGCTTGAGAGACGGCAATGGACAAAGTACATTGGATCTCGCACAATTAAAACCCGCAATGTCATCTTTTGTTAAGATGTTAGAAGCCTATAAAGAGAGAACGGGGGCGAATATGGGGGGAAGGCGCACTAGACGCAATAGACGCCAAAGAAATAAAAAACATTACAGTAGAGCGAAATGATTTTTCCTACGATCATCTTACTTCTCATTGGCTCTACTTTAGCACAAGATGGTGAAAGGGCTGGTATTATTCTGAATTATAAGGACAGATACCTCTTGGTTCAGAATAAGTTATCCTTTCGCTGGAGTTTTACAAAGGGACACGTTGAACCCTTCGATATAGATTTACTCGAGACAGCGCAGCGCGAAGTTAAAGAAGAGTCCGGTTACCTTGAACACGAGCAATACGTGATTGATGATACCGAACCGAAAGTCTATGGGAAATCAACGTATTGGACAGGCACAGTGATAAGCCCTGATCCACCCAAACTCAAAGAGGACGAACACCTTGGGTTTGGTTGGTTTACAAAAGATGAAATGCGAAAGTTGAAAACGACGACGGATATAAGCGAGTGGCTTTAAAGTTTTGTTTTATGTCGCAATAAAATCACAAACTTTCAAAAAAGCTAAATCGACCGAATAAATTGCCATTTTAAATCAATACAGATATTTTGCCAAATCTTATCTTGAGCATACAACTTATCCTTATTTTTGAGCAAGGGGAAACAGTGTAAATATTCGTCCATATCCAAGAGTTCGCAAAACTTGTACAAGACATAGGAATAAGATAAAAAGTTGCTGCGATCCTTGGGGCAATGCTTCTGGAAAGAGGGCTGAATCTCAATAAACATATGGCGCAACTTCTCCTCTGTTTCACGCGTCATGACAGGCGCATTCTGCCCATTTAACCTATTGGTTATATGAGGAGTATGCTCATAATATTTGTTCATTTTGAGCTTCTTAAGAATCTCGCGAATCTTTGACCGATTGAGCGACGACAAATCATTGATGCGTTCCTTTTTGAGTTCCGCAATAATGGAATCATAAACCTCCTTCGGAATCTCGGTACTTTCCTTGGCTTGGAACTGTGCTAGCCACTCATTAAAGTGATTAATACGCTTATACGCATAGTACGATATTTCGCGAGGCGGATCCTTGTATGACGGCTTATCTGAATCAATCAGAATAAACTCTTGAAATCCGCATTCAGGGCAGGAAAACACCGCCTCATTTGCGCTAAAAATCATTTCGCAATTACACTCTTCACATTTACCATAGGTATCCTGGAGCTGACTGAGGACTGTTGTCTCTTTCGCATGCTCAGGGTCAATCTTCTGTAAATACTTATTAAGAAGGCTGCTGCGCGCCAACGTTTCATTGGACGCCGGCTTTCCACCCACTAAAATGACTTCGCCTTCAACTTCATTCTTCTCGGCGGCATCTTCAAGTGCAGCCCAAATACTACCAGGCTGAGATTTCCCCTGTTTTGTCTGCTTAACCTCGAAACCGCGATTAATCTTTTCCTGTATATCATAGTATTCATACAAAATTGCACCTGTCTCCAAAAAATATTGAAAGACATTTTTGTCGTCGGTTAGCCCCTTCAACTTCTGCTCTATATCGCCCATTTCTCTTTCATATTTAACCTTTTCAATGTCATTCGTGCTTGTTTTGTGTTTATTCACGATAGTTTGTAGATCAGCGCGAATAGAATTAGCCGATTTATTCTCATCTACAAGCTTTTCTAGATGACTCTTGTGGATACTGTCGAGGGTTGTCCTGGATTCAGGATTGCTTCGCTTTGTTGGTCTTATCTTGAAGAAGGGATCCTGAGTGTTCATCTGTACTATGGACTCTTTTTGAGGGTTTAGGTTTTCCTTTTATATGAGGAAAAAAAGAGAAGCTCCCGGTTCTCTTTTCAGTTTTTCTTTTTCCCTCCACCGCCGCCAAATTTTTTTCTAAGAGAAGGGTATAGAACTAAATGACAGGTGGTGGTTTAATGCAGCTCGTAGCCTATGGCGCCCAAGACGTTTACCTGACGGGTAACCCGCAGATTACTTTTTTCAAGGTGGTTTACCGCCGCCACACGAACTTCGCCATGGAGTCCATCGAGAACCCGTTCAATGGTTCCCCTGGCTTTGGCAAGACGGTCACGTGCACGATCCAGCGCAACGGTGACTTGATCTACCGCATGTACCTCCAGGCGACGCTCCCCAAGACGACGCTCACTGCAGCCGACGGCTCTGGTGCGCAGTTCCGCTGGCTCAACTGGGTTGGACACAACTTGGTCAAGGAGGTCGAGCTCCAGATCGGTGGTCAGCGCATCGACAAGCACTACGGACAGTGGCTCCACATCTGGAACGAGCTTACCCAGGAGGCGGGCAAGCAGGCTGGCTATGCCAAGATGGTTGGCAACGTGCCGCAGCTCACGAACTTGATCACGCAGGGTGGCGAGGACTGCGATGATGACTGCGCCTCAGGCGAGCCGAACACGTCCAACGAGGTCGGCAAGTGCACGCCGGAGTACACGCTCTACATCCCGCTCCAGTTTTGGTTCTGCCGCAACCCTGGTCTTGCGCTCCCGCTGATCGCCCTCCAGTACCACGAGGTCCGTATCAACCTGATCTTCAACGACCTCAAGAACCTCTGCTGGGAGACGACCCCGCAGCTGTCCAACACGCACACGGTCCGCGACCGCGTCAACAACGCCAACCTCGTCGCCGCGTCCCTCTACGTCGACTACATCTACCTCGACACGGACGAGCGCCGCAAGTTCGCCCAGGTCTCCCACGAGTACCTGATCGATGTTCTCCAGTTCACGGGTCAGGAGTCAATCACATCCTCAAGCAACAAGATCAAGCTGAACTTCAACCACCCGTGCAAGGAGCTTGTCTGGGTCGTCCAGCGCGACTCCTATGTTGACTGCGCCGACGCCACGATCAACCCGTGGAAGGGACAGCAGCCGTTCAACTTCTCCGACTGGTGGGACCGGTGCGTCCTGGAGTCAGGCTACTCCCTCACGCG